GTTTGACTTCGTCTAATTCCTTGCGAAGTCGTCCGGTTTCGGCTTGTAATCTAAATACAACATTTTTAACGGCCATAGTTTAAGTATTTGAAGAAGTTCTTTTCGCGGTCCTGGAAGACTTGACTTCACCTTGATCGCTTGATCCTTCGATCGCGGCGTTCTTTTCGTCTACAATCCGTAACCAGGTGTTGACCGTTGAATAATAGTTTTCGACCGACATATTTTCCAGGTGTGCAACTTCCGAAGGTCTTGATTCACAGATCATTTGATTCAATAAATTTATGTCTTCAATGTATCGGCCGACATAGTCGCCGACAAATAGCGGTTTATCCGGTCGGCGACCGCCTTGTTTTGTTTCAAATACTTTTGGAAATCGGCTTCGGATAGTTCTGAAAACTTCGTTGTGAGTAGGTAAACTCTTGACAAAAAAAACTTTTCGCGTCCGAATCTTCTTCCATTAATTCGCGCTTTTTCGCCTTCCAGGTTTCCGAAGGTTCCGCCGGATCTTCGCCGTCCAAAATGAAGTAAATCGACGCCAATTCAAGAAGCGTTTGTTCTTCACCAATGAAATCAAGCCGGAATTCGATTTCGGCCAATATGTTAAACAGACCGACAACGTTTCCTTTGTTCGCGTGATCCTTCATTTTTTCGATCAATTCCTTCAAGATCGGCTTTGTCAAGTTCATGTCCGCGAACCTGGTCGCGACTTCGGCCGCGATTGCGCGTTTCGCCGGTATCGACATAATATCGGCGAATTCAAACCATTCGTTTTCGTTGTTGTCCGTGTAGATCTTTGTCAAATTATATTCAGGAATAGGATCGGAATCCGTCTTCCTGGACCGTTTAAATAGCTTCATTTTCGATTTTTTTCAAAGATAGGGAAAATTGATCAACGGAATTTAACGAAGTCATGATTGAAGGTCCAAAGGAAATAACGAAAACAATCAAGAAGGTGACTTTTGCGCGCGTCTTTTGTCTTGTTGATTTCGCCGGTTTCCGTTGCTTCAACGGTTTCCAGGTCTTCGATCAAGTACATGCAACCGGCGTCAACGCTGAAATCTTCATGATTCGCAAGGATTGAATTGCACAAAACGCGTGAATTCTTGATCGACGGATTCACGGACGGAACGCGGAATTGATTCTTTGAAAGATCCAATTCGTCACGAATGATCGTATAATAATTCAAGGCGCCTTTCGTGATCGCATTTCGGGCCGATCCGGACGCGTCACCGGTAACAATGAAGTAAACGTCGCCGAATTCAACGCGGATCGCGTCACAAAGACGGTAAATGTCGCTATTCCGAAGGCGGAATTCCTGGAAGATCCGGATCGTATCGTCGTAACTTTGGCCGGCAATGCATGTGATAGGATCGACATTGAAGTCAAACGACAAGATAATCGGTTCGGATTTGTCAATTTCAACGCCTTTCTTGACCGTTTTCCGCTTGTCGAACGCATAAAGGAACGGCCGATCAATATCAAGAACGTTCCAATCGCCGCGAACGAATACGGCCTTTGTCACTTCGTCCAGGTTTTCAAGGCCGTCAAGGTATTCTTCCGGAAGTGAAGGATTGTCTTCCATTGTCGCGCGTAAATAGAAGTATTCCTTTCGAAGTGTGCCGTCGATAAACGGTTCGTGAAATTCGTGTTTCGTCCAATTGTTCGACGGATTGCAAGTCGTCAAGATCAACGGTTTCGGTTGAAGGTCCAGGTCCGGAATAATATGTCGGCCGGCCCGAAGTTTACACTTTTCGAAGGTCTTCTTTTGGATCTCTTGACCTTCTTCAATCAAAAATCCGTTCGCTTCGATTCCGTCAAACCTGGTCAAGTTCTTGTCTTGATTGAAGTTTTCCGGAAAGAATGTCAATTGTGAACCGTTTCGAAACGTGACGATTTGGTCGGTTTGATTGTATGATTTGATAAATGATCGCGGACATAACTTCAAGAACGACGGAATTGTCGTTCGTTTAAGCGTCGGAAGCGATTCACGGACAACAAACCAACGTGAACCAGGAAAGAACTTCGCCAATAGCACAAAGATCGCCAAACAAACATAAGTTTTGCCGCCGCCGGCCGCGCCGCCGTACATTAAACAACGGTATTTGAAGGAAAGAACCGCGTCAATGAATTCTTCTTGCCGCTTGTGCGGTTCAAAAACAACGTTCAAAACGTGATCGTTTGATTTCCGATCCGGAAAACTTGCGGTTCGGCGTTGATTTCCTGGAATTTGTCTTCGTTCCAATTGGCCGGATCAACGTTCTTCAGCGCGAAAATGATCGCGGCGGTTGCCGGTTGAACATATCTTGATTTCTTGCGCGTCCTGGTTGATACAAGGCGGCCTTTCGAGTCGGTCAATTGTTCGACTTCTTCTTCGTCTACATAATAGCCGGTTATTAGTCGCTTAAGGCCATATAAGGCCGTATCGCGGACGCCTTCACGGTTTGCCCGGCCGTTGTTGTCTTTGGCTTGTTTCTTTAGCGCTGAAATTTCCGAATACTTTTGCGACCAATTTTCGAGAGTTCGCGCGGTGATTCCTTCTTCGTTGCAACAAGATTCGAGAGTATAATTGCCGGCGGAATAAAGGTCAAGGATCTTTTCCGCCTTTTTGATTTTTTCGGCCTTTGTTCGAAGGTTTCCGGTCGATTTTTTCGGCGCTTTTTTAGCCGTTTTCGGCTTTGGATCCTTTTCGAACGTCTTTTTTGTGGCGCGCTTCATTTGGCAAATTTACGGATTTTCAAGAAAAAGGTTCTTCAATGATCACTTGACCGATCTTTCCGTCGGTGAATCTCTTGATCGTGACTTTGTGTTTGTTGTTGTGTTCCTGGAAATCAATGAAAAGGATCTTTCCGATCGGTTTTCCGTTGTCGGTGACGACGTTTTTCCGGTGATCAATCGACAAGGCCAAAGATCAACTTCAAATATTTCCTTCTGACTTCAATTTCGCGGACCTTCAATTGAAATTCGATCAGCGAAACCGCTTCGTTGCATGCAAGTTCTTTGATCAAATCGTCGAACATTTCGTCAAATAGTGCAAATCCGTTCATTTGTTGAAGTATATAGTTGTGATTGTTCCTTTTGAATATTTGTTTCCGTTGTCGACTTTTACTTTGACGATTGAAACGTCTTCCAGGTGTTCGGATTCAATTATTCGGCCGTAATAATCGCCGTTTTTGTAGCAATTGCCGCAATTCGTGAACGTGAATTTGGTATTTCCCCAAAAACAATCGGTCGATTGTGGTCCAGGATCCGGACAATCTTCCGGAATTGTGTTTGTAGTGGTTGAACAATTCATTTTTTAGCGCTTCTTTTCATTTCGCGAATGATCCTTCGCGATTCTTTTCCGGATCTGAATGTTCCGTCCTGGTTCAAATATACCTTTTGCCATAGTTTTTCGATCTTTTTGACTTCAGGCCGCGAATTGACGTCGAATTGAAGTTGAAATTTATCGCGTGCAAAGATCGAAAGGTTGACCAAGTGTTGAATTTTCTTCGCGCGGCGTTTCTTGAACCGGAAGAATTCGACAATTTTATTGAATATTTTTTTCATGAAGCGGTTTTTGTTAGGCCATATTTAGCAAAATACGACTTTCCGAAGGTGTCGTAAAGGTCTTTTTCACCGGCTTTTCGGATTGCCCGGATCGCTTCTTCGCGTTCCTTCAGCGAATCAAGCCAATTCATGAAGTCTTCGGCATTATCGGCGACATAATAACCGGACGAAGACGCGACAAGGCCAGGAATCAACCGCCTAATTCGAATGTAGTTCACAACTTTCCGAATCCGGGCGCCGGAAACGTTCAAGGAATGTTTCGTTTTAAGCGCCTTTTGAATCGTCTTGTTTGTGATTACGTGGTTTTTACCTTTGCGTTGCTTAAAGTGGTTAATAAACATGTTCACAACGCGTTTTTCGTCGTTGTTTAGTGGTTGCGTGATCTTTTCAAAGTTCTTCATTTCGTAGTTTTTCGATTTTTTCAATTATTTCGCGCCGCCTTCTTCGATTTTTATTGTTTGTTTCTTGAAGACTTGCAATGAATCCGTCGGTCGCTTTTATTTGCGTGTCAATATTTTGAACCGCCGCTTGTAGTGCTTTTATTTGGTCCTGGTTGTTTCTGTTAAACATTGTGACGTTTTCTTTTGTGTTTTCTTGTGTTTGCCTGGATCTTCATTTTCAGTCGATTTTTTCGGACCAATCCTTGAAAATACTTGATCTGATATTGACAAGCGTCAAGAAGGCCGGTAATTCTAAAGACAACCGAAACGATCCAAAGGACAAGACCGAACGACATTGTCAAGACCAACAAAGGAACGGTCAAAACAAGCGAAGGAACAAGCGCAATTTTTCCGCGAATTGATAATTTTTCCATGATCAAAAAGGTTGTTTTTGCGGTTCGTTTATTTCGGTGATCTTGTTTCGGATCTGTTTGATCGTTTCGTCAATATCTTTGACGTTTTCAACGGCGTGATCGGAAACAATTGATTTCGCGGATTCCTGGATCTTCAGATTTTCAAGCGCAATCAGCGTCAATTGTAAAGCGTTCATGTTTATTTCAATGCAAATAATATCATTCATTTTATGTCGATTTTTAAAGGGTTCATTTCAATATATTCGTTCAATTTTATTCGGTCGATCCAGGTGAAGAAGATCGGATTTTCGCTTTTCAAAAAGCGCATAATTTCGGAAAATGTTCCGGCGTTATCAATCAAATTAACGATTTGCGATATTGTCGCGCTTCCAAATTTCGACATTGAGTCAAAATCTTTTGAATCTTCAATTTTGAATATAGACGCGGCGATCGGTTCTTCCTGGAAGATTTCGATCTTCGCCAATGTCAAACGCGTGTCAACAACGCCGATCACCTTCAAACCAGGCGACGACTTTTGAAGTTGATCAATATAGTCGTCAACTTGTTGGTCGGTTCCGAAGAATCTAATTGATCCGGAACCGGACGCGAAATCGTTGAAATTGCGGTTTGAATGTAGGTCGTGACAAACCGCCGCGACTTGTCCTTTGTAGTGTATTTCAAAAGTTGTTTTCATAGCGTTATCAGATAAATAGTTGCGACAACGGCAATAAGCGTCATTAAAAATATCAACAATCTTCCGGCGCGTTTTTCTTCTTCTTCTTCGTCGGTTCCTGGAATCATTTCGGTCGTTTTTATTTTCATTTTTTCGATTTTTTTGGTTGTCGCAATATACTTTTTTTATCTATTCCGTCGCGTTTATTGAAATTTACTTTTCAAAATTGGAACGGAAGATCGTCCGCCGGAAGACTTTCTTCGGCTTGTTGAAGATTTGTTTCTTTTGGTTTCGCTGACAAAAATTCGATTTCGTCGGCGATCGTTTCAACAAAAAGACGTTCGTTTCCTTCCTGGTCGGTGTATTGTTTCTTTTTTAGCCGGCCAATTACAAGCAATTTCGATCCTTTTTTCACGTAGGATTCGACCAGGTCGGCCAATTTGCCAAAGGCGACAACGTTGAACCAGGTTGTTTGTTCTTGTTTTTCACCGTTTTCGTTCTTTCGGTATTCGTTGACCGCGATTGAAATCTTCGCGATCTTCATTCCGGAATCGGTCGTTTTGACTTCC